AAACAGGATATCTAACTTTTATATTGGCGCTGACGAATTTAATGCAACTATTGGAAGTATAAGGTCAACAAGAATGGATATAGACAGTATTTGCTTATGGTCTAAAGCTATAACTAAAGCAGAGATACAAAGGCTTTACAACAAACCTGTTGACGGTGGATTGAGAGCAAAGAGATATCAAGACATACCACAAGGAGATTCCTTACTTGAAGATGTCGAAAACTGGTGGCAGGATGCATTTACAGGGGACACTGAAATAAACCCTCCAACAAATCTAAACGGATTAACACAATTCGACGGAATAAGAGATTTGAAACAACAAAACAGCTTGATACTTGATGCATACTACGGTGTTAGCCCTATCCAACCTGAAGATGAGGCATTTGAGATAGACACCAATTCATATGAATATAATATTGAAGAACAAATAACAATAGGCGGCGAAGGTAAGTTGCCATTCGGAGGATTTCCAGGAACAGATGGATTTGACTTTAGTAGAGGAGCATAATGACAAAAGAAATTTATACAACAAAATTACAGTCAGAAATCTTAAAGATAATATCTGAATGGTGCGAATCACGTTTAACTTTTGAAACGTGTGGTTTTATTGGAGAAAAAGATAATGTTTATACAGCTATGCTTTGCCAAAATAAATCGAGTGATCCAAGGAATTTCTTTTCTATAGATCCTTTAGAGTATTTGTTTTTTATCGAAGAATACAATCCAGTTGCACTTTTCCATAGTCATATTGATGGCGATGAAAACCCATCAGAACAAGACATTATGATGTCTGAGAATAGTTGTTTGCCTTTCTTCATATATTCACTAAACACTAAAAACTTTCATTTTTATACCCCTAAAAAAGCAAAATTAGATGTAAGTATAATAGAAAAATTTAAATTAGCACAATGACAAAGATAAATATACATGGATTGTTAGCGGATGAATTCGGTAGTTCATTTAAAATGGACATCGGAAGACCCGATCTTATTTTTGAGGCGATAGATGCTAATAGAAGTGGATTCAAAAAACGGGTACTTGAATTGCATAAGGAGGGATTTAATTACGCCATCTTAGTAGACAAAAAGAAAATAGAAAATAAAGAGGATATCTTGATTGTAAAAAAAGCCAAGACAATAGATCTAGTGCCTGTGTTGAATGGGGCAGGAGGAAGTGAATTCTTAGTAGCCGCTATCGTTACTGCAGTAAGTACAGTAGCTCAGATATTATTAGCCCCCAAACCACCAAAACCTCCAGAAATAACACAAACAGCCAATGCCTCAAAAGCATCATTCACATTTTCTAACCAAGTAAATAGAGCTGCACAGGGTACACCAGTGCCTGTAGGTTATGGGGAGCTAATTGTAGGATCTGAGGTTATACAATCAACAATTAAGTCTTTCCCAATCGGGCAAGAAACAACAGCATCATTCAGGCGCAACCCATTCAATCAAGAAGAAGTACCAACAGAGTCAAGCACTCAATTCTTAACATAATGAAACATTTTGAATTAAAAAACTTTTTAGGTGGTGCTGGGGGTAAAAAACCAAAACCACCAAAACCACCAGTTTTGCAACCCCCTTATCTGGGAGATTACAAAAATGTTTCTTCTTATTCGTATTCTGAAGTTATAGATTTAATATCAGATGGACCAATAGAAGGTTTAACAAATAAAGATGGGTACGTTTTAAAGCCTCAATCATACCTGCAGGGAGTCTACCTTAACGATGTTCCTGTTGAGGTTTCCAATAACTCATTTGTAACAAATTCTAGTTATTCTGAAGATGATGATCAAAATCAAATTTTGATAACAGAGCAATGTATTTTTGATGCAATAAAAGATGGTATTTTTCAATATGCCGAAAACTTATCTCCAGGGTATAAATCAAAACCAGACCACTTTACAATCGCTGAGATGCGTAGGGAAGGAGACGATTGGGATCAAGGTTCTCATAAAAATATAATGTTTGATCCTGTAAAGGACTATTGTGGTACACACCAATTAAAACATAAAATTTTAATTTCAACACAATCATCATGGCGTCGCCTTGAAAACTGCCGTTGGTTTAAGGACTCAACTCCCAATGTTGACGATAACCTATGGTCAAGAGAAGGCGCTCTTGACGATTATCGAGTAGGAAGAAGTAGGAGGTACCGAAAATCTGCGGTGAATTTTGGCAACTACCTTAACTACTCGGCGCTAATATGGTATCAAACCTGCAATCCTTTTTATATTGAATTTTTCTTTGCACCAAGCCAAATTAAATCTAGTGACAATTCATTACCCTACTTAGACCAAGGGGATGTAGATTCATCTATAGGTAGAATAGTTGAAATATTAACAACCAGTTCTTTTAGTAGGTTTGAAAAAGAACTTTTAAAAGAAAAGCTTTTTGACTTGGGTTTGGACTTAGGAGCGCCAGATAGTAATTTTAACTATTCTATTACCAAAAACCAGCTGAAAACTTTAATCAAACGAACGGGTAGTGTTAGTTATCCTTATTATTCATTTAGTTCTAGGATGACCAGAGCTAGAGCATCAAGAATGGAATACAATTTTTCGGGAGGCGTGACTAATAAGACATACACGCCTTATTTGTTCTATTCGGTAGTGGATGAAGATAAAATCATCGATGGTTACAACCAATCTTTGCATGAAGATTTATTTATAAATCCAAAATATAAAGACATATCTAAATACAATAGTGTCGATTCATATGAGCCTGGAAATATTTTTGCTTATAATGGAAAATACTATCAAGTTATAAGTGAGGAAGGTTGGCTTCAGTCATCAAATGAAAACAGAACTCCAGATCAAGAAATCGACCCTCCCAGTATAGGAGGTTGGTCGCCAAAGTTAAACTTATATGTTTTGGATGAGCCTGAGGTCAATTGGAGAAATTCATTTCAATTTAAATCAACAGTAGAAAAACCTAATTTTGCTAGTGACGTTAATTATGATTTGATCATACCTCAATTAGACGAAAATGGTAAATGGAATGGAAAGATCAGAGGTTTTGACCTTCAGCATTTTAATTCATCTATAAACATAGAATCTCCACAGAAGAATAATAGGGATTTCGCAAGTCTTTACATTGCATTAAGTAATCAATACATGAATTACTATCTAAATATGCAGGGTTTGCAGGTTGTAAAAAAACAATCCGCCAGAAGCGCTTCTATTTCAGCAAACAAATATAACTATTCAAATGTTTTAATGGAATTTAGAGAAGGTCAAGAATATCAATCGCCTCTTGGTTTTTTCAAAAACATAAATATAGACCATTTTTATGAAGATCAGTTATTAGGTCCTTTTTCGACACAGCAAAAAGATCCTTTCTTATACAATTACAATAATGTTCAAACCCTAGAGAACGATACAAACCTAATAAAAAATGATGGTATTCCTTTATTGAATTTTGATTCGAACAGTATTCCAGATATGGATGCAAATTTTCTTATAGCTTATGAAGAGACTAGTAAAGATTTAAGGACATCAGGGGGTAAAGAAAAAAGTTATTCAAGCTGGGATAATGCTAGAGATTTTGACGAGAGCGCACAGGCAATAACCCATATCATACAAAACCCAAATGTAAAATCTTGTTTTATAAGTCTATTTATTAGGCAGCTTTCAGACGTATACGAAGACAGTCATACTTTCAATGGTAGGAAAATTGATCCTGGATCAAGGAAACCTACGGTATTAAATATCAGGGTAGAAGTAGGTTCTGTAAAAAAAGATGGAACTCAAGAAAAATTTAATGACAGGTTCTTTCAAATAGTCGCGTTGGTAGAAAGTCCAACCATTATAGATTTGGGTTCTCCAGATTCATTGAGTTCTGCGGAATTTTACAACGACATAAGAGAAGTTGCTCCATATTCAGAAAATAACTCTCAATACAACCCCAATGGGTTACACACACCTTTCTTGTTGCCAACAGTAACAAAAGACACAGAGACAAATACAGAGTTTAAGGAAGACGGATCGGAGAAAAGATACGTTAAGATCACTAAATTAAGTACTGAAACAGAGTCTTCATTAATCAGAAAAGATGTTGATCTTCTTAAAGTTACTGAAATAATAGAATCAACCTGCTTTTACCCACTTTCTTCTATCGTGGGAATCAAAACCGACTCTAGAGTTTTCAGCGAAATACCAAAAAGAACATATAAATGTAAACTAAAGAAAGTAAAGATACCATCAAACTATTATCCTATTGAAGAAAATGGTAGAGATAAACGTTATTATAAAACTATAGAAGATTTTCAATCTCCAAATTATAACAAATTAATTTACAATGGAGATTGGAATGGGTCATTTAAATTTGGTTGGACAGATAATCCAGCATGGATTTTATATGATATGCTAACTTCCCCAAGATATGGTCTTGGAGATCAGATAAATGAAGAACAAGTAAATAAATGGGATCTTTATAAAATAGGAAGATTTTGCGATGCTATTGATGAAAACGGAAGTTTTATTGGCGTTAGTGACGGAAGGGGCGGTTTAGAGCCTAGGTTTAGTTGCAATATTTTATTTAGCCAAGGGATTAATGTTTTCGATGCCATAAACTCAATATCAGCAATATTCAGGGGGATTGTTTATTTTGATGATTCATCGATAAGCTTCTCTGACGATAGACTTAAAGAGCCTATGGCTTTGTTTTCCAACTCTAATGTAAAAGATGGATTTTTTGCTTACTCAAGCGCGAGAAGAGACGAAAAATACAATGCTGTCGAGGTTAGCTACAAAGATAAAAACGATGGATACAAATCCAAAATAGAATATGTAGAAAACGAAGACGATATATCTAAAAGAGGTTTGTTTAAAAAAGAAATCATAGCTGTAGGTATAACTTCAAAAGCAATGGCTATAAGAGCCGCAAAACATGTAATGTACCAAACGACGAAAGAAGATGAAACAATATCTTTTACAACTGGAACTGAAGCATTACTATGCAAACCTGGTGACTTGGTATTGGTTGAGGATGAGTTAAAAACACTTAATAATAACTTTGGTTCAGTTTTAAATGTAGATCCTAAAAATGGAATTATAAGAACATCTGATATATTTAAAGCTTCTGATTACAACACAAAGATAACATTATATGTTCCTTCTGGAAACCAGACGCAAGAAGAATTAAATTCAATAGCATCTCAAGGCGATGGTGTTTCTGAAGATGAAATATCAGTTTCTTCGACAAAGCAAATAAAAAACTTTAATATAACTGGTTGGGGTGGTTACAGCGGAATCCAAGCCAAAGAATATGGAGATACTGTATACATAGACGAAAACGACGTAAATTACAGTTTACTAAGCTTTATTCCTGAAGGCACTACATATAGGTTCGATTCTAAAAAATACGAAGACCAAGTGTATAAAATACAAACCATAAGAGAAGAAGAAAATCACTCTTATAATATTATAGCAAATAAATACGATAGTGGTAAATTCTCTATAATCGAAGACGAAATTAATATAGAACAAGAGGAGGATGTGTTTGGTTATAATCAATTACAATACAATGTGGACGACATTACATTTAAAACACTGCAAACTCCTAGTTTCTTGTCTGAAACGACAGGTGTATCAGAGAGCGGAGTTTATCAAATAAATTTAGAATGGTCAGAGGTGGAAGATGCAACGGGTTACAATTTAAATATTGAATCAAACTCAACTTCATTTTCTACAAATTTAGAGGAAAATGATTTTGTTTTTGACACAGATGGATCATTTGGTATTTATTCATTAAAGTTGAAAGCTTTGGCTGACAAATTTAATAACGATAATTACAACACTAGATATAACAATTCAGAAGTAGCATTGACGACAATAGAAGCAGGAGACCCAAGTCAAGTAGGTCAAGAAACAGCACAAGCAGAAGGAGTAGAAATAGAATAACATGAGCGATTGTTGCACACCAGAGTATATTAAGATACCATCAGTAAGCGTATCTGGAGATATTGTATTAAAGAGAGGAACTGGGTATGCCCCTAGTTGTGGATATTATGAATATTACTCTGGAACTTCTGGACTAAACTATTACGACTATCACGAAGTTAACATTGAATACAATTCAGGAAGCGGATTCTGGACTTTTTCAGGAAGCTCTACTGGTTTTGACGACTCTACAGTCTACAGATCTGTAAAAACTGGGAATCCGTGCGACCCCTTGGGAAGTTATACTGGTGGATTTTACACAGTAGATATAACAGAAGCTAATAAATTTAACGTTTATGATTTTGAACCAAGTTTTTTAAAAGCAGAAGACAACGATGGTCAGGCTATAGGCAAAGCGATACACAAGAAAAAAGACGTAAAATTTAATTTTAATTTTAGCAATCAAGATTTTATAAAAACAATACATTATGATGTATTGAGGGAGAACGGAACTACAATTTACAAGAACTATTCTAAAAGCTCAAATCAATCTATAACAATAACAGAAGAAGAAAACGAAAGAATATTTGGAACATACACAAAGGATTTTGGGGTTAAAGCCAGAGTTATAGACAAATATCTGGGAGAAACTTCTTCTGTAGAATTTTATGCTTACGGAAATGTTCTTTATATAGATTCGTTATCAGTACAAGACAAAGAAGGAACAACTAATTGGAATGCATTGAGTAACAGTGAAGATGCAGAAACTAATGGCATAATACCATCAGGTTATATAGAAGAAGACGAACCTAAAATAAAAATAAAAGCTAATCTTTTTGATTCAATATCAGAAAAAATAAACTTATCTCACTTAAATTTATACGCATCAAAAACAAAGGAGTTTCAACTAAACGATTCGACACTAAAAAACAAAATACCATTAGTGAATGGTACGGTATCCAAGACCCTGGAAGTAAACGAATCTTTTAAAATAGAACCGAATGAAGATTATTATTTTGCACTTGAAGGTTATTCTTCAATAGGCAAAGGAAACTCGGTAAGGTTCGGTCCTCATAAAATCTTTGAAAAAGAACAAGCTGGCAAGCCAGTGCAAGCTCAAGACGCTCTCTTTATGTATAAAGATTCCAGTTATCTAAATGAATTTAGAACAGGGGAGATCACAAATAATATAACAGGCTCTTCTGGCATAATCGACACTTTAATAATAAATAAAGAAGATTACACAACCGAAAAAGCTATATATCAAGATGAAATATACTTATTTAAAACACTGCCTACAAATGAAAGTGGCAAGTGGCTTTATACATCTTTTGATTACAATTTTGAGTTTAAAGACAAAGATGATGATTACGCGAACTTAAACAAGAAAATAAAACTAACAGCAACTGGAACATCTTCAGACCCGTTAAATAGTGGACTGCCACTGTTCAAACTAACGGATGAAAATACTGGAGAGGTTGTTGATCTTAATATACTGTACAACGAAAGCGGACTGTACTTAGTGTGCAATACAGGTCATCAATTTGAATACTACAAGTATAAAAGAGATTCTTTTTAATCTCTGTTCTCCTTATTTCCACCAAGCATCTTCTCCAGAGCAGATAAGAACTCAGCCCTTAAAGGTTTTGGGGTTTTCTTGTATTGCTTTTTAGCCCTTCGATACACTTTTCTTGTTATTGCATCTTCGGGATTGATGATTGATCTTATTTTTTTTGCAGCTTTATTGTTCATAATTTTCCTATAAATGTCGTAGAGTCTTTAACAAAACCCAACTTCTCGTAAAGTTTTTCGTTTCTTTCAGACAGTGGGTGGTTGTCTACTGTTGATAACGATACATAGCTTATGTTCTTTTCTCTTGCTAAGTTTGTGGCTTCTTTTAGAATTTTGAATCCAGCCTTCGGGTTTTTAGATAACCACAAAAACTCAGACAATATATTTATGCCAAATTTAATACTCTTGTCATTAATGAAAATTCCTAGAGCATCATAATTGTCACCTTCTTTATTACCCCAGACAAACACATCGAAAGCTAAAATTTTGGCGTTCGAGAAGCTATTTATAATTGTTTCTTTATTATGCCTTAAGCCTAAAACATGCGCAAAAGACTTGTCTTCGTCCTCAAATAAAACATGTAAATCATCAACAGCTTTCTTAAGGTCTTCTGGGTCTGTAATCCTTTTAATCATTTAGAGATTATGCCAATAAGTTTTCTGGCTTCTTTCGCTGGTATATCTGAAAAACCACCCCAATCTTTTACCGATTCGTTAACATACTTCTCAGACTTCCATAAATCCCTCAGTAGGTCCTTGAATGCATCGAACGACTCTACACCATGCTTTTCTTTTAAAGTCTTCTCAAGCAAACCTGAGGGCGTAATAGGGCTATTGCTGGTGGGTTGTACAGAGGGTTTGGATGCCGTCTTACCGTTTGACTTGTCAATCTCGTCAGCACCAACAATGTTGATGTTTAAAAAATTACGGACACAGCGAACAAAGGCTCTATTGCAAGCAATGGTTTCAAGAAACTTGTAACAAAAGTCGTCTGTATTTTCTGCCGTAGCATTAGCAACATCTTCGTAAGTAGTAAAGCAATTACCAGTTTCGTAAATCCCATTCCACTGTATCGAACATTTAGCGGTAACATAATCCTCTTCCCGCTCTGTTGAAAAGCGAACGCTCTGAAAACCCCGCAAACGAGCAAGGTCCTTTATGCCACCAAGCATAATCAAAAGCTGATTGTCTTTAAGCCCTTCTATAGATGTTGGGGTTTGTTGGTTTCTCATGTCAAACCACCCCTTGTTTGGATAGAGGAACTCTGGCTTGATCATAGATCGCCAATTAACAGAGCCGTCTTCATTAAAATTATACTCAACACTATTAAGCAATCCGTGTTCATCTCTTTTGTAGAGATCTGGACCAAAAGGCTTTTTAGCTTTAGGGCTTTTCTTGGTTGTTTTTTTTGCGGCTTTCTTTACTGTCTTCTTTTTGTCTGCCGCTTTAGGTTGTTTATTGGTTTCTGTCTTGTTCATAAATATAAAAGTAATCTAATTCTTCCCAGTAATCAGCATTATCCACTATATTGTCTCCATTGTCAATGTTATTTTTCCAATGATACGTAGATTTGTAAATTTTACCTCCATCAACAACCAATTTAAAAGAGAAAAATCTATCTCCATCACTTACGTTTTGAGGCTTTTGTTGTATTGGGCAGTTAAATTCAACCTTTTGATCGAAGTACTTAAAGCGGGTTTCATCTAAGATGTCTTTGTTCTTTACAACTATCTTGAAATCTATATTCCTTTTTTTAAAGTAAACAAAATATTCTTTAGGTATATCGCCTATGTCTTTCGTAAGCGTAAGTTGGATTGAATTCACATTGTAATGAAAAGGATCTATTGTTTCTGGTTTCAGAACAGCATCCTCTATTAATATGTTACATTTATGATTTGAACAATAAGTATAAAAAGCTTCTTGATTGATTTCGGCTCTATCCAAACGCAGATTTAAAACGGAGTTCTCGAAAACAGGCGCTGGCACATATTTTGTAGGAATAACATCTATTTCAAAATCTTTATGTTTGTTTTTTAATTTTGTTTTAAAATTAATTTTTAAGTTAGACCCTGGCTTCAAAAGTTTAAAAACCGATTCCGCTATTCTTTCTGCAGGAATGTTGTTGATAGAATCTTCTGGGTCAGAAAGAGACAAGCTTGGCTTTACTTTCCACTTAGGCTCTAAGTCAACTTTTCTTTTTTTGCTCAACCAGTATGGTGTTGTAACAGAAGAATAAACATTTCCATACAATCCAACCACAGGAACATCTTCGTGACTGGCAAATTGTGCTATAGCATTATCAACAGAAATAAGCAACTCAGCTTTTGATACTATGTATGCGTTTTTCCTGAAGTTCAAATTAGGATAAATAAAATCAGCCCTGTCTGTAATGTCTTTTCCAGAACCAATAAGAACCACTTTAATTCCAAGCTTGTGGAGTTCTGGCTTGATCAAATCAATAGCCAATGAGTAATAACGATAACATTTGGAATCTATTGATTGCTCGTTATAGATGACAATGTATTTCTCTGGCGTTACTGGGTAGTAATGCTTATTAACAATAGGTCTTGATGGGTCGACCTCTAGGTTTTTGGAGTATTCTTTTAAGATGTGAGACATTTTTTAATTTCCGTTATGTATGTAGCATGGAACCTTTTGGGTCGTAGTCGATGGGTAATAAGCCGCTTCAAAAAAACCTTCGTGTTCACCAAAACCCTCCATTGAAATTGGATTGTCAAGACCTTCTGAATATGGCAAGCACTTATACACATTGGGATTGTCTTCTATATATTCGAAAAACTCTGGTTTAGTGAAAATATATATGTTATGATTTTTGTGCTTTTTTTGCAAGTTCTTCATTAGAGAATTAATAAACAATAAATCTGTACCAGACTGAGGTATGATAACAGCAATTCTTTTACCCTTGTCATCTTTCGAAAGCATATCTTCAAATGCGACAGGCTTTTTTAAGTTTTCTTTTCTTGCAACCTCTATGAAGTGATGATATAGCTGTTCTTGATTAACCTTTCCTGTTTCCAAATCTAAGCGCCATTTTTGAAATCCTTCAGTGTTTTGGTCTACGTCTTCATGCAAGATGTTTTTATAAATGTCAATTACAAAATCGTCATTACTTAAACCTTGACGCATTTCATAAAACTCATTAAAAATAAAATTCTTAATATCAACGTCATCATCAAGATAAGGCATAGAGTCAATGATTTCCTCGAGTTTTTTACCTACAACTTCAATGGAGAAGTTGTCAATAACCCATTGCCTAGACTTCTTTCCTAGAGAAACTTTTTCCTCTTTGCTCATCTCGTATACGGTTTGCAGCTTTTGATTAATGCTGTCAGCATCAGTAGAAGCTTTTATGAATTGTGTTCCAGGCTCTCTGTATTCGTGCCAACTAAGTGGTAAACCGCCGCTCTCCTCAGAACAACTATCTTCACCACAAGAATAGTCGGTAACCAAGGTTATGAGTTCTGTAAGTTTAGCTTCTTGAACTGGGATTTCTTGACCTCCACTGGTGAACGCATGACAGTAAACATCCATAAGGTTGTAAACCTGATTGAGTTGTTCTTCAGAACAGCCTTGAGAAACATTGGTTGTGTTTAGAGTTTGCTCTCCACATTCTCTACATGTTTGCTTTTGACCTGTAAATGTTTTAACGTGATACGAATTACAGGAGGAGCAGAAGTAGGTTGTGAGTACGTCATTTCTGCTTATCTTTTTTTCATCCAGAAGCCTGTTTATATCCCAACCTTCTCCCCAGTGAGTGTGAAGCAAAAGCCTTGCGTTGGGGTTTGCTTCTTTAAAAATCTTAAAACCATCAAGCAGATTGGGGACTGATTTTCTTAATTGATTCCTAAACACAAAACCAACAATGAAGTCATCCTGGTTAATATCGTGGAACTTTCTCAGTTGACATCTTTCATCGTCAGACATTCTGTAAAAAGTTTCAGTATCCAAAGAGCCACGCAACGTTTTTACGTGGTCATAACCCATTTCTTTAAAAGCTTTCTCAGCAAAACTAGCCCATACAAAATAGTTTTTTATTTTTGGGGCATACTGAACTGCTTGAGGTAAAATGGGCAAGCTATCAAGAGTAGTCCAAACCATTGAACTTACTTTATTCCACCAAGGCTTGCGGTGGTAGTCTGTGAAAGCCCATATATCTTCTATACCTATATACACATCAGGTCTAACCTCCTCGACAATCTTGTCTATTTCAAAATAACCGTACCCAGCTTTCCTTTTGTCCTCCGCAGAGAGAGAGGAATAATTCTTAGGTATAGCTCCAAAACTTTTCCAAGGCAGAAGATCAAGCTCCTCGTCCCCAGACATCCTCATGTTTGCGGCTTCGACTACATTATACTTTCCTGTCTTGTATAAGTATTTAAGTATATTCTTGCTGTTTTTACCGAAACCAGTAAAAGCTTTACAAAAGTTAGAGTGTATAAGTACAGTTTTTTTTCTCATTACTTAGATTGAGTTCTGTAAGTAAAAATTTTGTTTAATACAAATTTAAAATAATTTGCTAACAAATAAGCTTCAGACATTTCCATACCTATACCAAATTTGTTGGCGGAGTTTCTAGTAACGGAGAAGGAAAAAGCTTTTGTACCGTCGTTTTTTGTATATGGACTTAAAGATATTGAAGTTTTATTGTCGTCAAAGCTATGAAAAGCATTAAATTTTTCATAGTTTTCTATGGCGTAAATAAAGCCGCCAAGCTCAGACTCATTAAACTTAATTGATGCAGATTTCTCTGGGTTTTTAGAGTTACCAGAGAACGAGCCACTTCGCTTCTTTGGGTCCCAAGAGTGTTGCTGAACCGCCGTCATATACAAGCAAGGCTCGTCTGTTTTTCCTTTTACACCAAGGCGAAAACCAAAAGCGTTGCCTGAGTTCTTTGAGTTGGGTTTGTAGAAGTTTATCATATAGTTATATACTATATGATAGTAAGGGGTTTTCAATCTTTATATTTAAAAATATTTTATTCTGAAACCTGTCTAGTTATTGTTTTCTCTATTATAGCAGAAACTTCGTCGTAACAAGATAGTCTTTTCAAATGATTGGAAGAATTGCTATAATCTGAAATCAAACTTAACGTTTTCTCTGGTCTAGAATTTAAAAATAAAGATTCTTCGATAAGAAAGTCAAAGAATAATTTATAGAAAAAGACACCAGACGCTATCTTTGTGCAATGATCAAAATTAATTTTGTTTTCTTTATAATCGATATGAAACAGATCACAATATTTTTTTAGTGCATAAGCATAATCTCTACCATAAACACCAAGACTAACCAAAAGAAATGAAAAATCGTAAAGTTTATTACCTCTGAATGAAAACGATGGATTCTTAAACTTAAAAAAAGAGTTTCTGCTTATAATATTTCTCTTAGAGAAAAACCCGTGACAAGTTGAATCTCCACTCAATATATCTAAATTGCAACTTTCTCTTATTTCGGATTCTATAGAATCAAAAGCTTTCTTTATATCTGCGATGTCGTAGTTATTACTTATGTTTTCAATTAGAAAATCAGAACTATTCTTTATGGAAAAGTTTTTAAATAAGAACTCTAAGTATTCTTCGGCGGTGGTTTCGGTTTTCAATTTGTTGAAACCCGACGAGCAACACAAAAAAGGATATAAGTTATCATCTATGTAACTAAGCCCAAAATCATCCACAGACAAGCCATCTTCATGAGACGCGAGTAAATACAACACTGGAACACCAACCTTTATCTTGCCTGATGTATAAAATTTAGAGATTACTATAGATTCGTTTTCTTTCAAGAAACGTATCTCCCTAGATAAAACGGGAGAGCTTTCGTCCAGAGAAAGCTTGAGGTTGTAAAGTTTATCCTTTGTGCTTATTAAATATTCATCAAAGCTCTCGTTACTACCTATATCTGTTATTTTTTCAGCTTCAATAGCTTCATCAAAATGCGATAAAATTTTTAAAATTAAATCATAATTGGGACCATCTTTTAATTCCTTGTCCATAGGAATAGTAAAAGCCTTCCCAGAAAATAACTTATATGGGTTCATATAGTAATTATAATGGGAAGGCTTTATTTTTTCAACCTACAACCTAAACCGAGCCGATTTTAGAACCCTGGAGCTTAAGACCATTTAGACTTGTCTTAGCAAACTTACGTTTGTTTTTTGCATTCCGATCATAAACAGTCACATACTGAGGACTCTCTGCAACAAACTGAGCGTTCAGAGCTTCTCCAGATTTGGTGTAAAGACCGAAGAAACGACCTTTGCTGTTACGGATTGCTTTCATGATTTTGTTTTGTTTTGTATTTGTCATATGTTATGTATATTAGGATATGTTTATCTTACTGTCAACACTTTTTATGCAAATTTCTGAAGTTTTTGAGCTTTGAACTACGAGACGAGCAATCGGGACTTGAATCTTTTCCCTGATGTATCTTTTTATATCTCTTACGTGCATGTCTTGGTTTTTAATATCATTAAAAATACAATCAATTGACGCACTTTTAATGTTCATAGCTATATTCTTTGTTTTTAGCTTGTCTTTGATTTCATTTAACTCAAATTGTATTATTCTCTTTACATCAGAATCACCAAGTTGATTGAAAACCAAAACATCATTTATCCTAGCCAAAAGTTCAGGCTTAAGCTTACCCTTAACGGAATTTTTATAAGAATCGGTCAGATCTATTTCATCCTGCACAAAACCCATACTAGGTTTTGATGCGGTTTCATGACCAATATTGCTAGTTAAAATGACTATTGACTTAGAAAAATCAATCTTGTTATGCTTGTTGTCTTCTATGTAACCCTCATCAAGAAGATGAAGCAACAAATTTAAAACCTGAGGATCTGCTTTTTCGACCTCATCGAAAAGAACTACCGAATTAGGGTTATCTCTCATGAATTTAGTAAGCAATCCTCCTTCTTCATGACCTACGTAGCCAGCATTAGATCCAATAAGTTTACTAATGCCTGTTTTATCATAAAGTTCGCTCATATTGATTTGCAATATAGCTTTCTCATTCCCAAAAAAGTTCTTAGCTATCTTCTTCGCTGTATAAGTCTTACCAACACTCGTCGGACCTACAAAGAACATACTAGCTAACGGTTTATTATCTTCTATCAAGCCAGCTTTAGCACAACTTAGTAAGTCATTGACTTTGTCAAGAATATGGTTCTGACCGAAAACCTCTTTGTGCATCCTGGAGGAGAACGAACAAAAACCCTGTCTGCTTTCTTTTATCTGATCTACGGAAATTTTGCTATGCTCAGAAATAACATTCAATACATCGCTTTTTTTAATCATAACAGATTTAGAAGATTGCTCTTCGTTTGATTCATTTAAGTCAGCCAAAAAAGAATTAAACTTGTCTTTGACATCGTCAACAGAAACATCCCCCCTTGATAATAAATTTACAAAATCTTTATGGCTGTTAACAAGCTTCTTGCAAGGTTTGGAGTTTGCTATTTTAACTCTAGAACCCACCTGATCAATAACATCGAAAGCCTTGTCTGGGAAGTTTTTGTTGCTTATTAAATTATCAGCCAAGTCCACAACACAATCTATGATGGGCTTACTGTATTTTACATTATGGTATTCTTCATACTTAGCTTTGCAGTTGTAAAGTATCTTTTTGGTTTCTTCAACGCTTGGTTCTTGGACTTCGATATTAAAGAATCTTCTTTTCATCGCTGAGTCTTTTTTGAATATCTTCTCATACTCTTCCGATGTTGTAGATCCTATGCATTTAATTTCACCCCTAGCAAGCATAGGCTTTAGCATATTAGCAGCATCAACACTACCTTCTTGATTGCCTCCTGCGCCAAATATCGTATGTATCTCATCAAAGAACAAGATAATATGAGGGTTCTCTTTAGCCATCTCCAGCAACTCTTTAAACTTAGCTTCAAATTGACCCCTATACTGAGTTCCAGAAAGCATTGTCCCCAGATCGACGCTCATTATCTCCATACCTAAAAGAGTAGATGGTACTTCTGCTTTGCATATCCGAGTAGCTAACGCTTCAACGATAGCAGTTTTGCCGACTCCAGCGTCACCAGTTAGTATGGCATTGCTTTTACTCTTCTTGGAAATAGTCTCTATGACAAGCTTTATTTCTTCATCCCTACCAAAAACATCTGGCAAGTTGCCTTGACAATAAAGATCATTTAGGCTAGTTAGAAACTTAGGGGTTTCTGATTGACTATGTTGATTCGCATCTTCTAGATTAACAGAAGTAAGATCACCAAAATCAGCAAGGAGATCGTCAAGATATAAAGCGTCTTCTTGCAAGTCTGACTTATCGCCTTCTGCATAATTTTCAAGAGCTTCTTTAAAACCATTTAAACCAGCGTTAGGAAAAACGTAAAAAGACGTTTCTAATATACCCAAAAGTATATGTTCTATACCTACATAATGGTGGTCAAGACTTTGAGATACATCGTTGGCAGAAGTTATTGAATCTATAACTTCCTTATGCCAAGGGTCTGAGTTTTTATTAATGTAGAATTTATCACTTAAAGAAGTGCTTTCTTGACACGAAATAATTTTGTCATAAATAAATTCAGACTCGAAAGGATAGTTTATGCTTTTTATTAAATTACTTAGGGATGACGGCATGTTTTGTGCGCAACCATAAGCCACATGTAAATTATTAATATTGTTATGACCTAAATCTTTAGATAGCTCGTAAGCATCTTTGTAAGCCTTCTTTGCCCTCGGTGTTAAGTTAAAATCTTTAAATATCACGTTATTAAATACACTCATTTTAGTTCAGATAATTTCATATAAATTTTTTCTTGGATGGTCTCTATCTTATCAATAAAGACTACATCTTCGCCGACGCTACCAACAATGATGGCAATCTCGCCCTTCTTAGGTAACTTTTTACCAGAGTTTAAATAGTTTGTCAACCTTTCTTCTCTATCAGAATCTAAAAATAAACCGCAAACAGAACCTAGCTCATCCTGCAGTTCAACTCTTGCATATTTATTGCCATTTCTACTTGTCCTTTTAATAATATCTGTTACATCGCCAACAAATTTAACCCTGCGTCTTTCATCGCTGTTCCTAACCTCTTCTGAGGTTTTAAAAGAGGCTTCATCACCGCTTGTAAATATCTCTCTAATATTGTGAGAATAACTATAACCAAGAAGTTTGCTTTCGAAATGCCAGTTTGCATATTTTATATGACTAGAGTTTTGCTGGTAAATATTTTTGTATGGATCATATTTTTTCTTGAACGTATTAAATCTTCTATCAGCAAAAAGAACTCTACCATCATCAGCTGGTGTGTTTTCACTTCTGCAGGAATGGATTGTATTCAATATATCGTAATCAAACTTTTGCCCAAGTTCGATAACATTTCTCTTCTCTCTGTCCGTAAGTATATTAAATGTTTGAGCTTCTAGCACCAACCTACAACGATCAGAAGTGACAAAAGAATCCAACAACCCAGCCTGAATAAAAGCCGACATAGTTCCTATATTAACACCACAATCTTTAGCGGCTATAAAAACATCATACTTGTTTTCAAAACTGCTTTCTCTGAAGTCTATCAAAGACTCTATAACTTTTTCTGATACGCCTTTAATTGAATTGAGTCCATATCTAATGTTCTTACCTTCAATCTTAAAATCAAAATCAGAAAGATTCAGATCAGGTGGCAATAACTTAATATCAAAAAATGAAAGCTCTTGAGATATCTTTGCTATTTCCTCATGAGCATTAGGCTCAAACCTGGACATTTTCAGTAGGCTTAAGAAGAATTCTTGAGGATGATTAAACTTGAGGTAAACGGTTATAGCCGCTAGATATGCATACGATATACTGTGAGACTTATTGAAAGAGTAGTTAGCTGAATCTTCAGCCACCTTCCATAAAACATCTCCAATAACTGGATCTAGATTTTTCTCTTTAATCTTATCTTCGATTTTAGCCTTCCAAGCTGGCATATCTTCCACTTTCTTTTTACCAACGATTCGTCTAAGCTGTTCTGATTCATCAAGACTGAACCCAACCTTAACAGCCATTTTCATTAACTGCTCTTGATAAAGCGGAATACCTCCAGTGTAACTAAGAATATCGTCGAAAAACTCATGAACAGATTGGAAATCTCCAGTTCTGGCATAGTCGGCATATCTATCTTTAAAGTCCAAAGCTCCAGGGCGAGCAATGGCAACTACTGCAGAAAGCTGTTCAAGGCTTTTAGGTGCTATTTGCCTACATACTTTAAAGTTCGTATCAGCCTCGATTTGGAATAACCCCTTCGGTTGCTCAAGACAAGCAAGAGCAGCGTAGATGCTTTCGTCACTAGGATCGATCTCAGACGCCTTAACGCCAATTTGATTACATGTATCGTGAACAACAGAAAGCGTCCTCAGTCCGAGTATATCGAACTTAACACTAAGGCTTGCGACATCATCCATATCATAACCAGAAACCAAAGCTCCGTCGTTGGTTTTCTGCAATGGCATTATATCTTCTTGGCTATAATAGCTGATAGATATGCCAGAAGGGTGTACTCCAGTATTTTTAATAAGACCCTCTAACTTTTTGGCTATTTTATAGGATTTTTTATATTTGTCAGCAAACTTTTTAAAAGATTCACTCTCCTCATACGCAACGTCAAGTTTTGCAACCTTGCCAAAATGCTTTGGAATAGTATCGCTGATTTGGTTAACATCCATCTCTGAAAGCTCATCAACAATCTTTCCACACTCTTTCATGCATAGTTTAGAACTAAGGGTATTTAGAGTTAGGATTTTAGAAGTTTTGCCTTCGAATTTTTCTTCAATATACTTAATAACTTCAATCCTCCGATCATAAGAGATATCATTATCAATATCAGCAAGTAGAGAGCCATCAAGAAAAACCTCTCCCTCATGTTCAATTTTCCTAGCTCTGCTCTTAGATACGAATCTTTCAAAAAACAATTCATATTTAATTGGGTCTATGTTAGTTACCCCCAAAAGAAACAAAACTAAACTACCAGCCGCACTACCCCTTCCAGCGCCAGTAGGGATTCCACCCCTTTTACAGAAGTCCATAATATCCCAGTTTAGGAGTATATAGTCTACGAAACCAAGGTCATCAAGGATGTCAATCTCCATTTGAACCCTGTCATAATAATCTTTTCTGTTGTCAGCTTCCGTTAAAGATTTATCTCTAAGACCTTTTCTGCACAGTTGCTTCAAGATCTCCAAGCTGGAACTACCATGTTTTAAACCTAAAGATTCTAAGGTTTTATCTGGTACGCTAATTTCTGGTAATTTAACACCTACTGGAAATGGGTTTTTGTATCTCATAGTTCTATGTCGTAAAGTTGTTTGTGGAATATTTCAAAGTTCATTTCTATATCGTAAAGAGCATCATGCAACCTTTTAGGGTCAAAGTCAATCTCATATTTTTTAAGAAGAGTTAACTGTGATGTTTTAAGACCTCTTTCTCTGTAATTTAACCATCTATACTGCCAATAGATGAAGTCCTTCTTGTCTACTGGAGACTCTTTAGCTATAGCTGTGGCTATAGATTTTGTGTCAATAATTCTATTGATGTAATCTTGATGCAACGGCTCTCCAATAAGTTTCCTCCAAACATCAATCATGTAAATATCAAAACCTAAAAGATTTTGTCCTACAATCTTATAAGAATCATCATATAAATACTTTGAAAACTCATTCCAAACCTTTTTAGGGTCTTCAGCATTCTTCTCGTAATAAGATTGATTGAAGCCCGTTATTCTAGCCGCATCTTTTGATACATTTAAATCATCCCAGTATATCAGCTTGTCATACTTCTTGATGATTTTGTTTCCTTGAGCGACGATCCATGCCGCTTGCCATGGCTTTGACTTTATAAGGTTTAGCCCTTCTGTCTCTGTATCAAAAATAATATACTTTTGATCTCTATTATATCTTAATAAATCGTTATTCATTACTTGGTGTTTTCTATGTATGACTCTAGACAAAACTCATCGCTAGAAAAATGATTTAAGTTCGGGCATGATAATGTAGCCTGTCTTCCGAAACTTCGGTTGCAGAGAATTTTGTATGTTTGGAGAGCTTCAACATCCTCCTTCTCCTTGTAGTAAATCGACTTTACAAAACTAACGGGGAATTTGTCATCTGTAAATTCGATAACCTTCTGCTCTATCAACTTATCATATGGCAGGTTGTTCTTCTCAATCCAAAACCTAGGATTCAAACCTTCAAGTTGAGGTATGCAATTTTTAAGAAATAGATTGTTCTGGTGTATGAAGCTGTCATAAAACGGAACAACAAAACAGAGAGACTCATCATCCCAGAAAGACTTGAGTTCTTCATAGGTTATTCTTCCATCATTGTCAACAAAAGCTTTGGAATAGATTTTGTTCATCAGCTTACAACCGTTATCATCTAGCGCAAATATAACAGACTTATGATCTGAATCCTTGCTGTCCATAGAGTTGCACATAGTAATCCTAAGACCGTATGTTAGATCTATTTCGTTTTTAGAACAGGCGTGAAACGCCTTCATAAAACTGGTAAGGTTGTCCTCAACCAGAGTAAGGTTTTTAA